TAGGAGTTGTTTCTACTTTTAGCTTTAAAACATCCATATTAGGATGACTAATAAGAGTATAAAAAGTGTATGTACCACTTGAACTTATTAATTCATTTAAATCACCAGATGTATAATTACCATATTGGTCACTCATTTGTAATCTTGTAGTTCCAGAATTTTGAGTAATTGTAAATACTACTTTAATTAAATCCCCTGTATTTAAGTGCATTACATTTGAAAATATTTCAGCACCAGTTCCAGCGTCATTTGTAGCAGATAAAACTGTAGCGTTACTATCAGAATAAGTTTCCCAAGAATTGCTATTATTAGTAAGAGAAGTAACTAATTCACTACCAAGTGTTTCTCCAACTACAGAATCAGTTGCAATTCCTACGCTTCCAGAATTACTTTCATCGAGTGGATAATACGCAACGATGTCGTTAGTTACTTCTTTGATTGAAATATTTCCTATTGTACCTCTAAATCCATTACTTTGTAATTGAAAATAATCATTATTGTTACCAACCCCTGTTGCATCTGCTCTTGATACTGCATAAATAGTATGAGAACCAACTGAATCTGATACTGTTCCAAGACTAAAAGCTGATGAACCACCACCTTCAGCTAATCCACCTGCTGTTCTTGTTAATATTTCGTATTGTATTTTGTATAAAGTGCTATTTGCAGTTACACCATTATCCCAAAATGCAAATCTATTTTCAGTAAATGTTAAAACTTTAGCACTTGCATCCCAACCAACTTCGCTTGTACTACTTGTGGGAGTACCTAAAGTATTTGCACCCAATGTACTCTTTACATCTGCAGGTATCTTGTCATAGCTTGTGCTTTCCATAACAGATTGTATTTGTGCTTGGGTTAATGCTCCTCGCCATATTCCTACTTGGGATATATTGCCTTTAAAGTTTGTATTATTTAGAGTACTCCTATGGGAACCTATTACTATATCGTTTGCAGTTATAAATATATTGTCTACAAAAGTTTCATTATCACTTTGTAAAATACCATTAACATATAATCTCAATTTACTACCATCTAATGTGGTAGCGAGATGAGTCCAATCTGTTGTAGCATTACTATCTGATTGAACAATTACATTTGCAGTGCCTCCCGTTGTCTTTACAACTTCCATAGTCCATTTATCTGCTACCTCATTATCATATCCAAAGAAAAAATCCCCTGCATTTACCCCTCCTGAATCTTCACCTAAAATAGTTTGACTACTTTGAGTTAAATCAGAAGTTTTTACCCACGCAGTAATAGTCATAGAATTAAAACTTGTTAGAGAAGTAGGATTTCCCAAATTTATATAATCAGAGCTACCATTAAAACTCGCACTACCATTTCCAATCGCATCTGCTTGTCCTTCTTTAGCTACATCAACTGCACGAGGTAAGATTGGTGCATTGCCACCATATACATTAGAATTAATTGTTGCTCCAAAAGTAGAACCATGATTAGTTCCTTTAGAATCTAATTGATAGTTTGTTTCTTGTACTAAAATATCAAAAGTAATACTCCAAGCACCTGTTGTACCATTTAATGAAAGAAATCCGCCATTAAACCCTGTATAGTAATATACAAGAGTAGAATTACCATCAAATGAAAAATCTCCTTGATAACCACCACCACTATTAAATCCGTTGTGAAATAATGCATTTATAGTTCCTGTTTTACTTGTAGGAGTTAAAGTCATTTTATATGTTTTACCTGCAGTTGTTGGAAAATCAATACTTGGTCTATAACCTTGAGTTCCTGTACCATCGCTTGTAACTGTAAAATTAAAATTTCCATTATGCGTAGCAGTTTGAGAACTGCCTTGTTTTACCCATGTTGTACTTGTAAATACTTGTTCGCTTAAAGAATCTGCATCTAATGCCCACCAACTAACTAAACTTGTTTTTTCTACACCCTTTAGTTGGCTGTAGGATTTGTTCATAACTGAATTGATTTCTTCAAGGGATAAAGAGCGTGACCAAATTGCAAAATTGGCTAATTTGCCATTAAAAAATTCTATATTATTTAATCTTCTCGCTATTTGAAAATCTTCATTAACATTTAATGTTTGTCCAGTTATAGCTATAAAATACCATCCCCCAACTGGGATAGTGGTAGTTTGTACTCCATCAACATAACAAGTGCCACCACCACCAATATTTAATAAATTTCCTCCACTACCAAAGTAAGCATAACCAGTTCCACCATCTGATGCTCCTCTTGCATCCCATACAAATTGATTACCTGTTGAATTAGTTCTATTTATCCAAAAAGTAACAGTACAATCAGTTCCTAAATTTCCTAATGCTCCTATACTTACATAATCATCACTATTAAATAATGTTGAACCCTCTGATGGAAACTTTAGCGTGTCTGACTTATTAGATTTAAAGTCGAGGTATAACTTAAGGTTGTCCTTAACAAAGGTTAAAAGAGATGCACCACCTTTAGCTAGGCTACTAGATAATCCTAGCATGTTAGCCTAAATATGCTACAACTGATCCACTAGCTAATGTGAACGCAGTCCAACTACCAAATACTGTAACTCCTTGTGGAAATGTATTAGAAGAATCTATTGCATCTCCATTGCCACCTGCTGTACCCATATAAGAGCTATCTGCTGGTGTTAGTGTTGTAAAGGTTGAGTCCTCTAAAAATTGTATAGCTACTATTTTCTTTCCTGTGATAGCAGAAGTGCCATCTTCAAATAGACAACCGCCTTGTCCTAGTGCTACATTGTTTGATTCTAATACTGAAAAGTGTCTCTTTGACATTTAATCTCCTTGTGTTCTCATCACTTACCGCCCAAGATTACTTGGCATAGTGAAATTATGTGGGGGCAGACTATCCACCCCCACGATACTACTTATTTACTAATCGTTAGTAAATCTGATTCCTCGACCTGCATGAATCAAAGCACACCCATAAAGAGCATCTGCTACTACTTTAGTACCAAGATGATCGATAGAGTAATCGCTCTGCATTCTAATGTCCTGTTGCATTGCAAATCCTGCTGTAGTTTTATGGAAGATAACTCCACAAACATCAGTACCACCAGTTGCTAGTGCATTAGTCATTATAACAGGTAAACCATATGCTTTTTCTACCATACCAGAAGAAAAGCCACCATTAGGCTGACCAGTAGAGTCAAACCTAACAAGTCTATCTTCTTGTAGTAAATCAGCATAAACTGTTGGATTTACAGCTAATACAAGTTCACCATCTCTATAATCCAAATCAGCTTCACCAAGTGTAGCTAATGCTGACTGAAAGTTAGCCTGTGTAATTACATCGTCATCACCAGTTGTAATGCTTGAAGTTACTGTAATCAACTTACTAGCAATGTGAGCATCAATCTCTTTAGCTAAAGAATAGCCCATTGCCTGAGAATATTTCTCAACCATGCCAGGATTTGCCTGTATGACAGCTATATCTTCAAATAATTTTGAGACATATTTGTGTTGATCGATTGCAATATCAGCAACAGCACCAGCATCAATATCGTATTGTATTGCTGTGTTTTGTGCTTTTGTTTCTACACCAGTTTCAGAAAGGACTGGTACATGAATTAAGTCGCCTTTACCTTGAACCATTTCACTAAAATCATCTACTAATGGTCTAAAAACCAATTTTCTCTGTAGATAATCGTACACATATTCACTCCAAAGCTCTGGAATAAATACATTTACTTCGGCTAAGCCAGTATTACCAGCTCCTATATTACCATAAGACATCTATTTACCTCTTGTAAGATTCTAATATTTGACTCCAATTACGCTTTTTCTCATCCATGCTCATTTCAGTAACTTTTCCTAGTCTTTCTGTTGGTACAGTTCCCTTCCTATCTGGTGGGTTTTCCTTTTTAACAGCAAACTCATCAACGATACTTAGCAATGTTTGAGTATCCACGCTGGAGAATTTTTCTCGTTTATCCTCAGGGAGTCTAGAAAAAGCATCTTCACGCAACCTTGTATCCATAGCATCCCACTTTTCTTTATATGGTTTGTAAGATTCAAGTTCTTTAACAAGTTCAGCATTAAGTTCTTGCCACTTTTCTTGTTCATGTAGTTCAGCTTTCTTTTGATCTTCCTGACTTTGTTTAAAGGCTTCCATTTGTTCACGAAGTTTATTTCTTTCAGAGATAACCTCGTTAAGCCTTGATATTGGTACATTGTTTTCGAGTTGTGTCTCGGATTCATTTTTTACATCTGGTTCGATGGTCTTTTCTTCAGACATTTTTACCTCTTTAGTGAGTTAGTTGAAATTGCAAGAATTACCCTTGCATTAATATATGGTATAATGTAAGTTATGAAAGTAATCTAATGCAAGAAAAAAATTACGAATTTAAGAAAAAATGGTTTGATTACTTAGGATACAAACCACATCAAGGGCAAGTAGCATTACATTTCCCAGAAAAACAGGATGCGAGATTTCAAGTCGTAGTTTGTGGGAGAAGGTTTGGTAAGACTTGGGCTAGTGCTATGGAGGCTACTTATGTAGCATCTCAACCAAATAAGCGTATATGGGTTGTTGGGATGTCTTACAAAAAAGCGAGATTAATATTTCGTGAGATTTGGCAACGCATGGTTATCGGACACCCAGAAGATGTTGATAAAGCATCAGAAAAAGATATGTACATTCGTTTTAAGTGGGGTACAGTAGTTGAGGGTATGTCAGCAGATAATCCATCAAGTCTTGTGGGAGAAGGTCTTGACCTGCTCGTAATTGATGAGGTTGCTAAGATGAATAAAAAGATTTGGGATATGTATTTATCTCCTACTGTAGCAGGTAGAAAAGGAAAAGTTATTTTTATAACTACCCCAGAGGGCAGAAATTGGATATACGATTTGTTTAAATTGGGTAGAGACGATCCTATGTGGGAAAGTCATACTGCTCCATCTTGGGTAAATGAGCATGAGTTTCCATTGGGAATCGAAGATCCTGCTATAATAGAGAGAAAAAGAAACATGTCAAGAGAGTTGTTTGGACAGGAATTTGGTGCAGAGTTTTCTGTATTTGAGGGTAAAGTTTGGGATTTTAATAGAGATTTAGATGTTGGCGATTATAAGTACGATCCTAATTTGCCTACTTATTGTAGTATTGACTTTGGATACAGGCAACCTGCTGTTTTATTTCTTCAGACACAATATGATGGAAGTACAGAGCATATTAGAATATTTGATACGATACTTCACAAACAAAATATCAAAACCGAAGATTTAATTAAAATGATAAAAACTAAAGGTTATCCTGTTCTTTCATACTATGGTGATCCTGCTGGAAGTAATGTGCAAGGACAAAGTGGAGCTGGAGACATGGAGATATTTAGAAGAAGTGGTATCAGGATACTGTCTACAAGAGACAGGGTAAGTAGAAATTTAGTAGCAAGTATAGCACATACCAGAGGATTTTTTGAAAGTGCTGATGGATTAAGAAGAGTACATGTGGACAAAAGATGTACTGAAATGATAGAGGACTTTGAGGAATATAGATACCCCGAAAGTCAAGATGGTAAACCAATTAAAGAAGAGCCAATAAAAGATGGTTTTCACGATCATGGAAACGATGCTTTTAGGTATTTTATAATTAACAGATTCCCAATGAAAAATAAGGAAATGAAAAGGATACAAAGATGATAAAGCAGATGATAAAAGAAAAATTATTAGAAACAAAACTAATGATGTCTCATCAAAGACGACAGGAGATAAGAAAACATTTAGATTATTATTCTGGTGTTTCTACTGAACAATATATTGACCATTATTTTAATGGAGATGCTTTTAGTGAAATCCCCCCAACTCTTACAAACTTTACAAGAAAATTTATTAATAAAATAAGTAGAATCTACAGTTTAGGTGCTAAAAGGACAGCAGGAGAAAACTCTGAAAGATATAGTGAGCTTATTCCTACTAAAGATGTTCGCATGAAACACTCTGAAAGAATGACTAGATTATTAGGCACTGTTGCTAACAGAATTTATTGGATGGATGGAGTTTTTGATTATAGACCTATTTATTATTTTGAAACATACTTTGGAGATAATCCCTTTGAACCTAATGCTATTGTATATCCTTTATTAAATAACACATCTGACCTATCTAATACAGAGGCTTTACAGTGGGAGTATTGGGATGCTGAGAAATATGGAGTTATGGATGAGGATGGTAATATGATTTCTGAGTCTGCAAACCCATATGGTATAATTCCTTTTGTGTTTACTCATAGAGAAGATCAAATAGACTCATTTTTTGTTGAGGGAGCATCTGACATTGTAAATTGCAATGAGCAAGTTAATATTGCTTTAACTGAAATGAATCTTGGTATGAGGTTTAATATGTTTGGACAACCGTGG